CCGGTTCCTTCAAAGTCATTCACGATGTCATCGGGTGCGTTAGCCAGTGCTTCATCTACGCAATACAACGCGCAATTAATTGCTTTGAAATGCACCTGTGCTAATTGACCTTCCTGCGATTCACCCTCGACTATATCAAAATAATTTGAGTACAGTTGCCATGCCTTGTCTTTTGCTTTCATAGTGCTAAGGTATTAAGGTATTCACGCCACATTGGTACACGTTCCTGAAGCTTTGCGATTGCTGCCTCATCAAACTCCACAACCTTTTCGTGGATGCGGTCTTGCACTGGTATGTCGTATTCCCAACTTGACAAATCACTTTCAAGATTAGCGTGTGGATTCTCCGCAAGGAAAGTAGGCATATCGTAAATCATGTTGCGTTCAATGCGCGATGCCTTCTTGATGAATTCAGGATTGCTTTGTGGATCTATAAGATTCATGCGCAATGATAGGCGATACTTTTCGGTGTCAATCATTTGACTTGGCGCATTGACTAGCACAAAGCAGAACGTTGCTGTTGGTGCGCCTGTTAGCCACATGTATGCTTGGCCTTGCCAGTAATAGTCTTTGCTCAACTCGTTAGCCTTTGCATCGATAAAGGTGTGAATATCCCAACTGCTTTTAATATCCGGCACGTTGATTACAGCGCCACCATCTTTGATGAGTAAATCAGGCGTGCCTGTTATATACTCATTCTTGAAATTGATTTCATTCTTGAATACGATAGCGTTCCGTTCCCTGCGCCACAGGTCTATCGCATCATTCTCAACCGCTACACCTTTCTCAATATACTTGTTACTTATCTCTTTGTAACGCTTGTACTTCTGTTGGATGTAGATTTCAAGTAGTGCGCTCTTGCAGGTTTCACTTAGTCCTGTCTTAGTACGTGCATCGGTCATTAGCTTACCAAGCTGCGATGCTCTGAATAGTGTTGTTTCCATTTGTTCTTGTTATTGATGGTGTGAAGATACTACAACAATCCGCTTAGTTGCTCTTTTTTAACATTTACTAACGGTTCAATCTGTGCATAGAATTCTTGCGGGCATGCCTGCAAGATGATATCCAAATCGTCAAGGCTCTGTGCTTTCTCGATTAGTTCAAGCAAGTATTGCACGTCCTTATTCGATGCGTTAAGTGTACCCTTCAACTTGAATGGTTTGTATATATCCACGTTCTTGCGGTTAAGGTCACGGCCTAACAACTTACCAAATGAGATAGCAGCGTTTTTTAGGCACTCTGTTTTGAGTTTAGGAAACGCAAGGTCTAAGGCATTGGGTTTTTTATTATCTGCGTTTAATGCCCATCTATTACGTTCGATGTTGTCAAGGTTTTGCGGTGCTCTGTCAACCATGATAACAATGGATGCTGCTCCAGTGCGGCGTAACTCGTAACCGGTTATCGGATGAATCACTACAAGGTCAAGTGAACCAACTACTTCATTAGCCATACGTTCCCATTTGAAGTTTTCAGTACGCCAGTGCCCGAAAAACATTTCGTCGAGTGTTGTTTCTACGTGCGATATAACAAGCGTGACCGCTTTACCATCGGGCGTTTTTTCAATTCCGACTTGGTCAGGTGATGCGTTGAGCATTTGCTGAAACTTTTGCAATGCTTCAAGATTGTCTTTGTGAAATGAGTTCATGTTGTTATTGATTTGGATTAATACTTAGCGAGGCAATCGTTTAACTCTTGGCAGTAAGAAAGTAATGCGAAGATTACGATAATAGCTACGATGTAGCGAAGGATAGTAGATGCTGTTTTCATGTGTATTGTTTTTAATTGATGCCGCTAATGTACTGCAAATAGTTACATACACCCTGTTAAAAATTGTTAAAATTTGGCAGGGTTACATGGGTGCAATTTGTACCTTATAGGGTACAAATATTTGAAGATTTGTGACTTTTATCACCCATCGGGTACAGATTACGCCCACGAATAGCTGCCGTAATTCGGGAATAGTTCAAAGTACATGCGCATCATTATGGCATCTGCGTAATCGGGAGACTTGCCATGCATGCGCGCTATCTCATCTTTGCTGATTACTGCGAGTTTGCCATCGGCTTCAGGTTGCCTGCGGCGTATCATGTCCAGTTCTTGCACGATAACGTCCCGGAACTGATTGACTTTGAAAATTACTTTGTTCTGCTCGATTAATTCCGCAAGCTTGAAGTAACATTCAGCCTTTTGATTAGTGAACTTATCCGATTGCTTAGCACGTCCACCATTAAGGAAGCCCCTACAACGAAGTGCATCGACCGCACCCCCGCCAACCCCATCTTCATCACAGATCACGTTGCTTAGTTTGATGCTATGCCTATCGCATAGTTGGCGAATGGTGCTAACTACGGTTGTAATTGGTTGCTTTCGCAGCTCGTGAATTTCTATTAACTGCAAACCATGCCACACGCATATCACACTACGGTCTTTTCCAAGTCGTGCAATATCCGCACTGATGTACTTTTCACCTTTGCTTTCTTCATCACGGAAGCAGCGCAATAAATCGTCATACTGATATATCCAGTCCACACTTTCGTCATAGTCCCAATCGCCCTCAAGCAATCGCTTGCGGTCTGCTTCAGGTAGGCGCATCATCTTGGCTTCATAGACTGCATCAGGACTTATCGTGTTATCCTTCAGCAATGCCTCAACAAATGCTTTGTGTGGTGGCAATAAATCCTTTTTCCATGGATACCAAATGTCATTATACAACCAACCTTTTGATGGGTTACAACTCATCAATCCTTTTGGTATTCCACCTACCAAATTGTAACGCACACGTGTGTCAATGATATCTACTGCCTTCTTTGTCATTTCCGCAACCTCATCAAGAAAGTAATCGGTAATTTCAAGTGATCCAAATCGGTGAAAGTCGGGGTCGCTGGGTGTAGCTGCCATGTCCATAAGAATTGTTTCGCTACCATTGAACCAACGAATCATGTTTAGTTGTCCGTTGTAGGTGTAGTGTTCACCTGCTTTCAATCCCATTTGCGTGCATATCTCCCAAAAGCGAAGCATCGTAGATAGTTGAAGCTTCTTTAATTCTGCACGACCTATTAAACCTCTTGTGTGTGGATGCTTTAATCTACGCACGATTTGCCAATAACATCCAAGCCATGTTTTACCTCCGTATACACCACCTCCATACAGCACCTGCTCCACATTGCTCGATGTAGATAGGTGTCGTAAGGCTTGCTCTTGTTTACTATTGAATTGTGCTTCGTACATTATTCAACGTGTTTCCATCTACGGAGTATTACATCCTTAATGGTTGATTCTGCTACACCATATTCCAAGGCTAACATCTTCCGGGTATATTGATATGGCTTAAACTTTTCCCGAATCTCTTTTACTTTTTGCTCGTTCAATTTGGCTGTTCCGTTCTTGCTACCTTTTACAAAGTTGGTGCATATTGGTTTTTGAATTCTACCTGCATCATAGCTGTACTTTGTATTTTCAGCAGGTGTAACCCATTCCAAGTTTTCTACTCGGTTATCGTCACGAATAAAGTTGATGTGATTGACTTGAGTTTTCTTTTGTGGATTTTCAATCCATGCAGAAGCAACAAGGCGATGCAATGTAACTGACTTGAGTTTGCCATCAATCAAAATCATAGTAGCCAAATAGCCTTTGTGATTTTTAGCTGGTAGCATTATCGCATGCCTGTTGCTGTTCTTGTGTTTAGTGGTAAGTAAACGACCCTGATTGCTTATCAAATATCTTTGATTCGTATTCGGAACGTACTTCCAAAATTCACCTGCATTGCTTTGAATTGGTGAATTGATTTGTTCTAATGTTATCATGCATCAAATATACTTTATATTTTTGGATGCGCACCCAAAACATAAAAGTATTTATGCACAATCATTAGAATGGCAAATCGCCTGTGCCTTGTGAATCGTCCACCTCTTCACGCTTAACTAGTGGCTCACTCATCTTGCCCGAAAAGAACTTGCCGCTCTTGCCTTCTTTAACCCAAGCGGCGAGGCGCATCTTCTTTCCGTTGACCATGATTTCACCAGTGTACTGCGGCCCGTTGTTAGCCACGTTGTTGTTCTTGAATAGGGTGAACTGACCCTCTTGCATTTGATAGTTACTCATTGTATTAATTGTTGATTATTGCTATATCGTCTATCATTAAACTTATTGTGGTCTTGCCATTGAAGTCGGTTGTTTCTATTACTTCAAAAGGTTCGTGGTCGATTGAGTGACCATTGATGAAACCAATGTACACTTCTACATCGTCCGGGTATTGCGCAAGCTTATCCCACAATTCACCTATTGTCATAGCTTATATTCATCTTTGTCGGTTAACAAATGTAACTCCTCAAAGATAAGACGCATTGCCATGTTATCGCTCATTGATGGGCGCATGCTTCGCTTCGCTGTTAACACAAACAACTTGCGTAGCAGCTCGACTTCTCGATGTTGATCATACTTCATCAGTATTCATTTTGATTTTCGATTAACTCCTTATAACGCTCGTGCCTGTACTCGGTAAACTGATACGGCTTGTTTTTGTACACGCGAAAGCGCATGTCATTGTCCCATGTTGGCAGGTCATCGTACTCACGCATCAAAGCTATTTCAATCTGCGGTGGATTGCTGCGCTTTGCTTCCTGTGCCGGGGCTTCATGTATCTTCAACTTATCCGCTGCCTGTTGGATAGCGTCGACCACTTGCGGGTGTTGGAACATTTCGTAGATGTTG